ATAATAATTTATTAGAGAACTTAGGCAAGATGTTTGGCAAGTTTAGATGCGGACTTTTTACCTCCGCTAATTGCTCCACCACACATTCCTGCTCCGCTCATTGCTCCAGCCGACATTGCTCCGCCTGATGGCATTTTCATTCCGTATTCCTTAACCATTTTCATAACATTTCCCATACCTCTGTTCTGTAGTTTTCCACCAACCAATCTTTTGTATTCTACACTATCAAGTTGGGGAACGGGATTTTGTTCTTTAGTTCTTAATACCTGTTCCTTAGTAAGAATACCAGTAAAGATTTGAGATGTTCCCTGCTGAGTAGCGAATATACCTGAGTTCATTGTGATAATACAGATTTCGGGCTGAACGATAGTAAAGTCAAACTGGTTCTTAACTCGCAAGTTGAACTGGAACTGGTATTGACCGAGAGATGATGCGGAAAGATAAGATGGTAAAGAAAAGTCAAACACGGGGTTCAATACAAGTAAAGAACCGATTGTTGCTTTCGCTTCAACTCCACCAGTAGCATTATCATTAATATCAGCAGAACCTCTAAACTCGTAGTAACTCTGTGATGAGCCATTGCGGTAAGAAATATTGTATAAATCCTGTTGAGTAGCAGATGCCAAAAGACCTGATGCGTTATTGAAATTAACACTGATGCCTTCAACAGTCAAGAAACTTGATGAATAGTTCCAGTTTTGAGATGACATTGGAATACGAGCAGTAATTAGTATAAGGTCAGGAATTTGGTTCAACTGAATAGACTGAGATGTAAGAGTGACAGATGCCTGAGGAGCAATATTAGTTCCGCTGGTAAATGTAGTCAAATAACGTGGGTAGTCTAAATAAGGAACAACGTTCTTGGTGCTAATCTTGGCGTATTGTTCGGGCTGGAGAGACAAAAAGTTAAACAAGAGACGAGTGTTTTGGAAACCAACCGCCTGAGATGAGCCACCTTGAGGAGCAACAGGAAAACCCAGTTCAATATTGGTGATATAACCGACAAGAGAGTTTCCACCAACAACAGAGTTATTAGCAGTGGAGAAAAGACGACGGCAAGAACTATCTACGTTAAGAACCATTGACATATTATTAACTCCAACAAGACCAGCACTGCTGTCAGGTTCGCAATTAATAAAAGGTGAAAGTGCTAAAAAGGGTTCAGTCAAAGAAACTCTAATAGATATTTTCCAAATGTCAGTTGTAGCACCTGAGATAGGAGAATTATCTACAAAAACTCCACCAACGTAACGGTCTATTTGTAATTCGTCTAAATGAAAAGCACCACGAGGTTCAAAGTCTTCATCGTAAGAGGCATTAGCGTATCCAGCAAGAGGATTGCTATTAGAACCTGGGGCATCAGCGTATTTACCCCAAGCACTATCAGGGAGAGAGGGAGTAAGACTATTAAATCTGCTTAACATTCTCTTATCGTTCATTCTCATTAACATTGGTAAAACGTCCTGTAAGTTGGTAGAAACAGAGACGTTGTTAATAGTGGATTGAATAGTTGTAAAAAGAGAGTTGAGAGGGAAAGCCTGAAGACTTTCAGTTAAGCCGTATTGAAACACTTGGTCTCCAATAGGAACACCAGTAGCGGTAATTTGGAAAGCAAGTTGAGATGCTAAAAGGAGGTGTCTATCAATAACAATGTTTTCACTTGGAACTTGAACGTTAAAAACAATAGAGGAGTTAGATGTGGAAACTGCCTGAAATTGTTGATAGGTAGATTGTGATGCGGAACTTTGAACTCCAAAAACCTCTGTAGAGGTAATATCGGCAATTCGTGAGTCTTCAATTAACACGGTTCTAAAATCAGACATTATATATAAACTAAACAGAGATAATATTTTTTAGATAAAACTCTAAATTATTCTTTTCAATATACTCATTATACGCTGTTCCAGCCTCCAATTCTGTTTTATAATATCCTAAACTAATACACTTACCATTAATTCTAATTTGAGACCGCCAATTATTTCGCTTTTCGCTAAAGTAAGCCCCCTTATATTTACTTTTACCCCAAACATTTCTGTTTAAAACACTTATAGTAGGACTTACTGCTCTTAAATTATCAATCTTATTATTAAGTTTATTTCTATCAAGGTGGTCTATATAATCCGTTTCCTTAATTTCGCCTAAAAATGCTTCTGCTATAAGTCGGTGTAATCTTAAACTTTTCCTAACACCATCTCTAAATAATTGAACTATACAATATCCAGTTTTGTGGATAGATGGTTTAAGCAACTTATCATTTCTTTTGTTTTTGATATTACCTAAATTAGATACTAAATAATTTGGGTAGTATTTTAATTCTCTCCATTCTTCCATTATATATATACATTTAGCAAATCACCTTTAAGTTGTTTTCTTATAATCAATTAAGGCAATCCTACTTTACCTTCGCCTTCAGTCCCTCTTCTTGTAAAGAGTATCTTAATGGTTGCTGAATTGCCAGTTCCAAGTTTGAAAGGGATAAACTCTCCAACTCTGTTTTTATAAGCAACAGCAATGTCTAAATTATATAGAGGGGTATTTCCCGTTAAACTGACTAATCTATATTGAGCGGTAGGTGCGTAAATAATATTTGGCTTATATACTCCTTCATTTGCTACAAAGTCAGTAATGATTTGAGCGATATTGGCATTATTGCCTCCAGTTGTAAAACGAGTGCCGTTAAAGAATAGTAAAGGTGCTGAGACTTGATTTGCTACAATAGGTAAAGTATTACTGGTGAAAACAATACTGGTAATAGGCGTCCAAAGAGCAATAGTAGAAAACTCCTGAACTATTTGTAAAGCAGTATAAGTGGGAGCGACTGGAGGATAAGGAACTATATTTGCTCCACCAAAACCGCTCATTATAACACGTGCGTTTCTGCCATTAAGAGTAGCCCCCTCACTTTCAATAATAAAAGGGAAACTGCTAAATAAATTAAACAGAGAACCATTGAAATAAATACTAATGTGATTAGCGACTGTATCATCGTATCCTGCTTGGTCTGCGTTAAGGATTGCTATATTACCCTGTGTGTCCCAGTTCATTACAGGGGCATTAGGAGATGGTAGTGCTAAACCTGCTCCAGTTACTTGTGTATTCAAGTCGTTAAAGCATTGTTGAAAAGTGTCATTGACTAACAAAATCCAATACTGATAATTATATATATCGTAATATCCTGTGGCATTGTTTTGGAGTTTAGAAACAGTTTGAGACGGAGGAGAGGGAACAATTGCTTGTTTGTTTTGAGGAACAAAGATAATAAAAGTTTGTTGAGTGAAAGTTTGGAAAGGGGCTACAGGGTTAGTCCATTCAAGTGTGACAGAATATTCAGTGAGATTAACATTAGATTGGTCGGGCTGAATGACAGGTTGAATAATGGGTAATGTATTAGTGTCTAATGTAAAGCGAATTATACTTAAATAATAACTTTCAGGGTCTAATATAAAGGGACTATTACGAGTTTCGTTAAAGTATAAGATAGGAGGTGGTGTATCGGTGTTTTGAATATTTGAAACAGTTATATCGTAATATACTTTGTCAGGAGTATCTCTCTGTGTAAAAGACATTATATAATAATACAAGATTATATTTTATTATTATATTCGCTAAATAAAACAATAAATCTAATGGGTTCTCTATTAATAGAACAAAAGAGAATGGGTAAATACCGAAATCTAACGTGGAAAAGCGGAAATCTAATGTTATTTTGATTTATTAACGATATTAAAGAGTAAAAATTTATAAATTTTTACAATAATACATCTAATTCACATCTAATTCGCAGTTAGATTTGTCGTTTTTTGAAATCTAACCGATGACGAGTTGATAGATTTGTAAGCATCAGGCTTTTTATCACTTGGATTTCGTATTTCAATCATTATATATTCGTCAGGGGACATCAATGTCGTTTCACTCTTGTAAGTGTAAGTTGCCGTCTTGTTCTCGTAAGCGTATCCAAACCATTTACCAATGTTTAGCATTATATATATTATTAGAAAAGATTTCTAAATCCAAATCTTATTATATATTATCTCTTTTAATAACTTAATAGCGACTGGACGGATAGGACGGATTGGACGATGGACGGATGCGTTTCCAAGAGTTCCCAAGAGAAAACCATTACTTATAGATATTCTCCGCAAAAACAGAGAACTTTTCCGTTTTTGGATTTTCTCGCGGGGGGTTTTATAAACTACATCCGTCCAGCCCAATCCGTCCTATCCGTCCAGCCCAATCCGTCCTATCCGTCCAGTCTCTAATAAGTTAT